GAAATGTTGTTATGGGGGGTTTATCCGTTTATACTAGGCTCTATAGTATTTGCTACTTTTATTTAGGAGAAAAGCGTGCCTCTTCAAAAATTTTTATTTAAACCAGGAATTAATAAAGACACAACTGCTTATACAAATGAAGGTGGTTGGTTTGATGGTAATTTAGTAAGATTTAGAAAGGGATTACCAGAGAAAATAGGTGGTTGGGTAAAAAGAACTTCTAATACTTTTATATCTAAAGCTAGAGCTTTAATAGGCTGGACTGCTTTAAACGGTATAAAATATGTAGGTATAGGAGCTACACAAAAATATTACGTATTAGAAGGAGATAATTATTACGATATTACTCCTATAAGAAAATCTTCAACTAATAGTATTACGTTCGCAGCAACTAATGGTAGTTCAACTATAACAGCTACTGATAGTAATCACGGTGCTGTACAAAATGATTTCGTCACATTTAGCGAAGCTGTAAGTTTGGGTGGCAATATAACAGCTGCTGTATTAAATCAAGAATACCAAATAGTTTCTGTGCCAACATCTAATACTTATACTTTCGTAGCTAAAGATACTGACGGTAATACTGTTACAGCTAATGCTAGTGATAGCGGTAATGGTGGTTCTGCTGTAGACGGAGCTTATCAAATCAATGTGGGTTTAGATGTTTTTGTACCGTCCTCTGGTTGGGGTATAGATACATGGGGAGCGGGAACTTTTGGTTCAGCTTCTACTTTATCTGTAACAAATCAATTAAGACTATATTCTCACGATAATTTTGGAGAAGATTTAGTTTTTAATGTAAGAAACGGTGGTATTTATTATTGGGACGCAAGTAGTGGCACTTCAACGAGAGGAGTAGCTTTATCAGATTTAGCTAATTCTAATTTAGCTCCTACTGTTGCCGCACAAGTTTTAGTTAGCGATATAGATAGACACGTAATCTGTTTAGGAGCAGACCCTATAGAAGGAGAAAGCAGAAGCGGTGTACAAGACCCTATGTTAATAGCTTTTAGTGACCAAGAAGATGTTACCCAATGGGAGCCTTTATCTACAAACACAGCAGGCTCTTTGCGAGTATCAGCAGGCTCTGCAATTATCGGTGGAATTAGAGCAAGGCAAGAAACTTTAATATGGACTGATATAGCTTTATATAGTTTACAGTTTATCGGTCAGCCGTTTACTTTCGGATTAAATTTAGTAAATGAAGGCGTAGGTATGGTGGGTCCTAATGCTGCTGTTAATTCACCTAAAGGTGTTTTTTGGATGGATAAAAAAGGTTTTTACGCTTATACAGGTCAAGTACAAACTCTACCATGTTCGGTTAAAGATTATGTTTTCAACGATATTAATGTAACACAAAGTTTTCAAATATTTGCTTTTATAAATAAAGCTTTTAATGAGGTGGGTTGGTTTTATTGTTCTGCCGCTTCATCAAGTATAGATAGATATGTCACTTATAACTATAATGAAAATGTTTGGTCGATAGGACAACTTGATAGATGTGCTTGGTTAGATGAAGGGGTTTTCGATAAACCTATAGCTTCTTACACAACATCAAACACAAGTTATTTGTATAACCATGAAGTAGGTAATGACGCTGATGGTTCTGCTATGCAAAATGTTTTTATAGAGTCTAGCGATTTTGATATAGACCCTGCGGGCGAAGTATTTTCCGCAGTAAGTAGAATAATTCCTGATGTTAATTTTATAGGCGATGCTGCAACAGGCAGCACAGGACAAAAACTAGATTTTGTTTTAAAGAAAAGAGATTTTCCAGGAGATGATTTAAGCACAGTCACCACAGCTTCTTGCTTTTCAACTACAACTAAAATTGATACTCGTCTTAGAGCTAGACAAGTAGTTTTAAGAGTTCAATCTAATGATGATGATGCTAATGATATAGGTATGAGTTTTAGATTAGGAGCCACCCGTCTAGATGTAAAACCAGACGGTAGACGATAGTGGCTAAATTATTACAGACTAAATTACCGATAGCAGTTGGTCCTCTTAGTCCTGAATTATTTAATAGATTAGTAAGAGTTCTCGAATTATCTTTAAATTCTAAAGATATAGACGCAACTTTGACAGTTAATGAGACGCAAAGAAATTTAAATAAATTCAATAAAGGTGATATAATTTTTAATTTAAGCACTAATCAATTACAGTTATGGAGTGGTGTAGAATGGATAAATTTATACAGTGGGGAAGAAAATGGCGTTCAGGGAACGGCAACTCTGGGCAAAATAACAGTACAAACAAACGGAGCAACAATAGTCCCGATAAAATGAATGTAGATAAATTAAGAGAAGAATTAACTTTCGATGAAGGTTGTGTAAATAAAATTTATTTAGACCACCTTGGATATCCTACATTTGGTATAGGACATCTTATATTAGAATCAGACCCCGAACACGGTCAAGATGTAGATACGCCTGTATCTGAAGATAGAATAAAAGATTGTTTTGAAAAAGATATAAATATCGTTACTACAGAATTAGATAGAAATTTAGAGTGGTGGATACATTTACCTGAAAATATACAAAGAGTTTTAGCAAATATGTGTTTCAATTTAGGTATTACACGATTACTAAAATTTAAAAAGTTTTTAGCCGCATTAGAAGAACATGATTGGGAAACTGCTGCAGTTGAAATGATGGATAGTCGTTGGGCGACCCAAGTTGGTCCTCGTGCGATTCGTTTAAAAGAAAGAGTATTAAAAGGAGAATAATATGGTCATGAAAAAAGCTAAAGGAATGAAAAGAGGTGGAAAACTCAAAAGTTCTAAATATAAAAAGAAAGGCGGCATGAAAAGAAAAACCATGAGAAAAAAGAAGAAGAAGTAAGTGTCTTATCTCATAAGTAATATCCCGCACTTTAAATGTTGGGTGCGAAGGGAGTTTACAGCTAATCATGCAAACTACCATGGAGAGTTTCTTCATGCTATCGCTTTCGCGGTAAATACTATTCCTGATAGGTCATTAAGTTTTCAAGTTGTTTTTACAGGTTGTGAAAGAGAATATGATGATTGGGAAGAAGGCAACATCCATGGAGGTGCTATGTGGGCAAGAATGCCTATTCAAGGCTTAATAGCCGATATACCTGTTGATGAATGGGCTATTCCTATGGAAGACCATTTAGCACAGCCTTGGGATTGTGAGTCGAGAGACCATTCTGTTATAGTTATGGATAGAGTTAGTTCGTCTCCATGGCTTTGCAAAATCGATGGAAAGTTTTATACTGGTAAGTATATGTTTACAGTAGATTACACAAATAACGCTATTGCCGATTGTCCTGCACAACACAAACAGTCGCATGTGCTTTATATAACAGAAGATTGCGAGTGGAAAGGAAACTTGGTAGCTTTACCAAACAATAGAGTTAGAGCCACAAGTCCTGCCCTATGGGTAACAGGTGAGGGTGCACCAGATTTTACACCATCACAACACACACATTCTGCAGAAGGACATGAAAGTTATCTTGACCCATCTATAACTTTTAATAATTTATACGAGGATTAAATATGCCTAGAAAACCTACTAAAGCAAAAAAGAAAACTACTAAGAAAAAGAAAAAGAAAGGAGCTACACCTACAAACCCTAGTTTATATGCTAGAGTAAAAGCTGAGGCTAAACGTAAGTTCAAAGTATATCCAAGTGCTTATGCAAATGGGTGGCTTGTACGTGAATATAAGAAACGTGGTGGAGGTTATAGGTAATGGCAAGAAAAGGCTTATGGGCTAATATACACGCTAAACGTAAAAGGATTAAAGCAGGCTCTGGTGAGCGTATGCGTAAAAAAGGTGCTAAAGGTGCACCTACTGCAGCTCAAATGAAAAAAGCTAGAAAAGGTACAAAACGCAAAACAAGAGCAAGAGGTAGACGTGGCTAAACCGAAAGGTGGTCTTACCGCATGGTTTGGTAAAGGCAAGAAAGGAGACTGGGTAGATATCGGTGCTCCTAAGAAAAAAGGTAAGTTTCAAAAATGCGGTAGAAAATCTGCTAAAGGTAAAAGTAAACGTAAATACCCGAAATGTGTTCCACGTAGTAAAGCTAGAAGTATGACAGCCTCACAACGTGCTAGTGCTGTAAGAAGAAAAAGAGCCGCTGGTAATCCTGGTGGTAAGCCAACGAACGTAAGAACATTTGTTAAGAAAAGGAGGACTCGTGGCAAAAAGAAAAAAAGCTAAAGCTATAAGAAGAACAACAGGAAAAGGTGGTAATTACCGACCTACCAAATCTGGGGCAGGAATGACCAAAAAAGGGATTAGGGCTTACAGAAAAGCAAATCCTGGAAGTAAACTTAAAGGGGCTGTTACAGGTAAAGTTAAAAAAGGCAGTAAAGCAGCGAAAAGACGTAAGTCATATTGTGCTAGGTCTTTAGGACAATTAAAAAGAAGTTCTGCTAAAACTAGAAATGACCCTAATTCAAGAATTAGACAAGCTCGTAGAAGGTGGAAATGTTAAATGGCTAAAGCTCCAGATTCATTCGTATATAACGCAACACTAGAACGCATAGTTGATGGTGATACATTTGACTGTACTTTAGATTTAGGTTTTGATGTAAAGCTACATAAACAACGTGTCAGACTTGCAGGTATAGACACACCTGAAAGCAGGACTAGAGATAAAGCAGAAAAGGTATTAGGACTTGCCGCTAAGAATAGGTTAAAAGAGTTGTGTATAGGTAAAATACAAGTCAAATCTTTAGGTAAAGGCAAGTATGGTCGTATATTAGGTATACCTTATACAGAAGACGGTAGAGATATATGCGATGTTTTAATAAAAGAAGGTCATGCTGTAAAGTACGATGGAGGTAAAAAAACTAAAGTTTGGGGTGATTATTGATGGAACAAGCTGTAACACTTATACAAGAAGTTGGTTTTCCTATAGCAGCTGCAATAGGTCTTGGTTGGTTTATATATAAATTAGTAATACGTATTGTTGACGGCATGGAACAAAAATTAGATGTTGTTGACGAAAAAGTAGCAGGTCAGATAAACGCTATAGAAGAAAGGCTAGGTACTAAATTAGATACACAACACGGTATATTAGTAGCTCTAATCGATAGAGTACGTAGTCTAGATAATGAGATAATTAGACAAGACACCTTAATTAAGACTATACTTGGAGTACCTAATTTAATAGACAGCAGTAAAATAGCTAAAGCAAAAAGAGATGACCAAAGAAAAGATTAATAATACTTGGATTTATAGGATAGCAGGCTTGCTTTGTATTTTCTTTTTTCTTGTAGTTTTAACAAACCCTTTATGGGCTGACCAAATAGTTCATAAATTTAAAAACCCTTCTTTTAATGGTATTAATACTTCTTCACATTATTTAACGATAGAAAATCAAGAGTTTAATCGTAAAATGAGTATTAAAGAAGAAATAAAAGCTATACAAGAACAAATAGAAAGAGATAAAGAAAATACTACATTAGCTAGATTTATAAGGAATCTTGAGTCACGAATTTATGCACAATTATCAAGACAATTAGTAGAAAATTTATTCGGAGAAACTCCTAGCACAGAAGGTACTTTGACCCTAGAGGGAAACACTATAGAATATAGTATTGAAAATGGAATCATAATTCTCAAGATAACTGATGCTGATGGAAATATTACCGAGATACAGTTGCCTGTTGGCGATTTTTCTTTCTAGTTGCAGCTTAGCTCCTGTAGATACCACTATACAACAAGGTAAAACTTTACCAACTATTTTAGAAATTCAATCCGAAGAATTATTGAATGTAGCACAACCTAAAGTTCCTATTGTTGTTGCTGTTTATCCTAATAGTTTTACAGACCAAACAGGTCAGCGTAAAAGTAACAGTGAGTTTGCTTTATTTTCTACAGCACTCACGCAAGCACCAAGCCACCTACTTATCAGAAGTTTAAAACATACATCCAATGGAAAATTCTTTCGTGTTGCAGAAAGAGTTGGTCTTGATAATCTAACGAAAGAAAGACAGCTTATACGCTCTGCTAGAGAACAAAACGAAAAAACTGATGGACCTAAACCTATCATGCCTTTACTTTTTGCAGGTGTGCTAATGGAAGGAGCTGTTATTGGTTTTGATACAAATATACAAAGTGGAGGTATCGGAGCTAGATATTTAGGTATAGGAACAAGTAAACAATATAGAGTAGACAATATTACAGTAGCTTTACGTATGGTATCTGTAGCGACAGGTGAAGTTTTAATAGACGTTTTAGTCAGTAAACAATTATATAGTTATGGTCAGTCTCAAGACGTTTTTAAGTTTATTGAGGCAGGCACAGAACTTGTAGAGATAGAAACAGGAGACGCCGAAAACGAGCCTGCAACATTAGCTTTACAACGAGCTATCGAGGAAGCAGTTTTGCAAATCGTCAAAATAGGGTATGATAAAAGTTTCTGGGAGGTAATCGATGAAAATATTAATTAGTATATTATTAATTTCAACATCTCTTTTTGCTGCTGATAACGAAATTTATGTCGACCAATCAGGTGCAACAGCGAATATTGATTTAGAACAACTTGGTTCAGGTAATATTATTGGTGGTCTCAATTCTTCTGCAGGCTCTTTAACTGCGTTAGATTTAGACGGTATTTCGTTAACTCTTGATATAAACCAGTTAGGAGATACAAACAAATTTTTAGGTGATATTTTAGGAGATTCTATAACAGGATTTTTCGAATTCGATGGCGATAGTAATACATTTACTATACAGGGAGACCCAACAAATACCTATGGTATAGATAACTCTAACTATAACGTAGACGTTACGGGCAGCACTAATACATTTACATTAGACCATGGAACAACTGCATTAGCTGCAACATTAGATTTAGATTGGATTATTCAAGGGGATGGAAATACTTTTGATTTCGATATAAATTATGACGGCGGTACTTCTTATGTAGATGTAGACGGTGATAGTAATACAGTTAATTTTACTGGTTCTGGTTATGCGGGTGGTTATTTTTACTTAGACCAAACAGGTAACTCTAGAACGTTTAACATTACACAATCAAGTACATTAGATAATGACTGGCTCAAGATTTTGTCTAGCGGTAATAGTGGCACTGTTTGTGTCATTCAAAACGACCAAGGCACAAGCACAAGCTGCTGATATCGGAGATATATCTGAACTTAACGGCTCTGCTCAAATAGTAAGAGATAAACCCTACGACGCCAATTTACAATTTGCTATAAAAAGTAATGATGAAGCTATAACGACTAATGGTCGTATGGCTATTACTTTTCTTGATGCTTCTATTGTAAAACTTACTGAACATTCACAACTACTCATTGATGAGTACATATACGACCCTGACCCGTCTAAATCTAAAATGGCTCTTACTTTTGGTTTAGGTACAGCTAGGTTTATTACAGGTAATTTAAATCGTATAGATAAACAAAATATACGGTTAAAAACACCGACTGCAAACATTGCTATTCGTGGCACAGATTTTACAGCAACAGTTGATGAACTAGGGCGTAGCCTTATTATTTTACTGCCTGACCCTTTTGGGTTATCTAGTGGCGAAATAGAGGTGGTTACAGCAACAGGAAGTGTTTTATTAAATAAACCTTATCAAGCTACAACTGTTTCTGTTTGGGAAAGCACACCTAGTAAACCTGTTATATTAGATTTAACTTTAGATATTATAGATAATATGTTAATAGTTACGCCACCTAAAGAAGAAAATATTACGCAAGAAGAAACAGCTACAGCTAAAACAGTAAACTTATTAGATTTTAATGATTTAGATATAGATTATTTATCAGAAGATTTTTTAGAAGACAATAGTTTAGAGTTTACAGAATTAGATATAAATTATCTTGATGTAAATTTTCTTGAAGATTTATTAAATGTACTAGACGCTCTTGCTATAGAAAAAGAGGAAGACCAATTAGCGTTAGCTACAGGTGTGAATGTTTCTGGTACTTTAATAGGTCAAGACCCAGATACACAGATAACCACAATAGTAACAGGACAGGTTATAAGTTTACGTAGGAAAGTAAGTGAATCTGTGCAATTAGATTTAAATTCAGGAAACGGTTATACAGTAATTTTGATACAAGACGGAGTATCTAATATAATAAAAATCAATGGTGGAGGAGACTCTGTTATAACGATTAACCAAAGTAGCGGATGAAGAAACTTATACTTATATTATTACCTTTATTAGCATTACCTTTATTGTTTCAAAGCACACCTACTGAAATAATTAAATTAAAAACATTTGATGCTTTAGTAAAAGAACAAGAGCCTAGTGGTAATTTCATGATTCTAAATATAACAGAAGAAGATGTAGAACGAGAAGGCGGTTATCCTTTACCTAGAAAAAGATTAGCTGATATACAATTAGAAATATTAGGCAAAGGTGCGTTAGGTGTTGGTTGGGTAATAAGTTTTCCACAACCAGACAGACTTATGGGAGATGAAGATTTTGCAAGGTCTCTTGGCTATGCTCCTAGTGTTTTAGCAACGTTTGAAGACGGCAGTTTAAATTATCCTAAAACAACAGGAACAGTAATTAAAGGTCCTGATGTTGGAGGAATACCCTCTTCTGGTATAAAACAAAATTATTATATGTATAACGATATAGTTCAAGGTGTTGCAATAGCACCTACAGAGGTTGACCAACTTGTCAGAAGAATTCCTCTACTATTAAAAACGCCTGATGGTTGGTCAGCTTCATTTGGAACGCAAGTATTAAAAATACTAACAGATACACCTACATATATAGTTACCACTAATGATAACGGTGTACAAGAAATAGCAGTTAGAGGACTACCGCCTGTAAAAACAGATAGTTTAGGTCGTAAATGGATATCATGGGTAGAAACAGAAGAAACAGATTTACAAGAAATGAATGTTAATGGTAAGTTTGTATTTGTTGGTGTTACTGCAAATGGTGTTATGCCGCAAATAGCAACTCCCATTGGATTAGTTGAGCCACATAAAATACAAGCGGCACTTGCAGAATCTATATTAATACAAGATAGCCCTTATATACCCGATTACGCTTTATCAGTAGAACTATTTATATTTTTAGTATCTGTGGGGCTAGTATGGGCGTTTATAAGCTATTTAGGAATAACTTGGGGCGTAACCTTAGGTTTATTAACTATGGCTTTAACGGGCTTATACGGGGCTTACATGATAGGTACAGGTGTTTTGATAGACGTAACTTGGTCTTTAATAAGTCAATTTATCTCAGGTAGTGTAGCTTTTTACCTTAGATTCAGAGAACAATATAAATTACGTTTACAAATTAAGAAACAGTTTGAGCATTATTTAGACCCACGACAAGTAAAACGTTTACAAAAAGACCCAGATTTATTAAAACTAGGTGGAGAAAAAAGAAGATGTACTTTTTTATTCACTGATGTTAGAGGGTTTACTGCATTATCTGAAAAATTAGAGCCTGAAGAAGTTACTAAAATAATGAATAAAGTACTTACGATACAATCAGAGGCTGTCAAAAAATACAACGGTATGGTAGATAAATATATTGGTGATGCAATGATGGCTATATTTAACGCACCATTAGATTTACCACATCACGAACAAGTGGCTGTAGAATGTGCTAAAGAAATACAAGAAAATATAGAAAAAGCTGATATAGGCGTAGCTATTGGTGTTGGTGTAAATACAGGAGAAGCTGTAATTGGTAATATGGGAAGTGATACAAGATTTGATTATAGTGCTATTGGAGACGCTGTAAATACTGCTGCTAGACTAGAATCGGCTACAAAAGAAGCAGGTGTAAACATACTTATAGGGGAAGAAACTGAAAAATATTGTGGTCATCACCTAAAATCAGTAAAACCTATAAAAGTAAAAGGTAAAGAAAAACCTTTAATAATATATACTTTTTGATATATAATCAGTCAAAAGGAGATATTTAATGCTCGGTCAGTTGTTAGCTACAGTTATAGGAGGTGCGATAGTTGGTGAAATAAATCGTAAAAGAGCACCTGAACAAAAAGCTGCTATAGGTAGTGGTACTGCTCCTACTTTAGATTCAGGTTTACCTTTAGAGATACAAGAAATTTTAGGCACACAAGTTACTTCACCAGAAGATGCATCGCAAAAAGAAAAAAGTGGTACTATGACAGATTCAGACGAAGAAGCTATAATGCAACTACTACAACAAGACCCAGAAGGTATTATGGGTATGTATCATGGCGGTAATGTTCATAAATATCAAGATGGAGGAGGTATTTTTGGTTTCGGTCTTTTAAATAATATGGACCCCATTTTCGATTTGAAAAGTTTTTATGAAAATCAATCCGAAGAAGTTCAAGATATTATCAACAATACTTTATCTAGTGGTATTTTAGCTTTAATAAAAAAGCGTGAGGAACCTAAAGGTAGCATAGTTAGTACACGAACATTACCTGCAGGCAATGCTAATAGAAGACGGCTCCAGTTCGACCCCATAGGTATGAAAAACGGTGGAGACCCAGATGAGGTCTTAGATAGAAAAATGTTTAAACCCATAATAGGTGGTGGTGAACTCGACGGTCCAGGAGGACCCAAAGATGATATGATACCTATTATGGCTAGTGACGGTGAATTTATGTTATCTAAAGCTACGGTCGATTTAGTTGGTGGTGGTAATCATAATAAAGGTATAAAAACATTAGAAAAATTAAATAATAAAGGAAATAGAATGTATGGCTAGTAGAGAAGAACAAGAATATTCCAGTCAAGCCCCCGCAGGGTATATAGGTGATTTATTATCACAAACTATATTCCCGTATGCGACGCAATATTTTAAAGACCAGTTTGCGAATTTAGGCACGGAAGATAGTTCACCGTTTACCTATACAGGACAAAGGGTAGCTGATTTTGACCCTAGAGAAAGATTAGCTATGCAACTATCTGATAGTGCTATTGGTAGTTATAGACCATATTTAGGTGCTTCTGCCGATTTATTAAACCAAGCGGGTGCTATGACTCGTGGTAGCACGGGACAGTTCGACCCAAGTATGATTGACCAATTTTATAATCCTTTTGAAGATGCAGTTGTAGACCAAACTTTAGAAGATATTAATAGAGGATTTGCACAATCAGATATAGGTTTACGTGATAGAGCTGTTAGTCAAGGAGCTTTCGGAGGCTCTAGAGGTCGTATAGCACAAGATGAATTAGCTAGAGCTACAGGTAGGGGTGCAGCAGAAGCAGTCGGTAAAATAAGAAGTGGTGGTTTCGGTCAAGCTTCGCGACTTGCATCAAATGCTTTCGAACAAGCTCAACGTAGGGGTTTACAAGGTGCGGGGGCATTAGCAGGAATAGGCAGAAATTTTCAAAATTTAGCACAAACCCTTCCCGCATTACAAGGACAAGATATAAGCCGAACTATGGGTTTAGGTGGTTTAGGTAGAGGTAGAAGTCAATCATTAATGGATTTAGCGTATCAAAACTTTACAGGTCAATATAATTTACCTATGCAATTAGTACAGAATCTTGGTTCGTTAACAGCTTCTTTAGGACCGTTAGCAGGTGGTTATGGCTATGCAGGTGCAACACCTGCAACAGGCTCAGCTTATACACCTAACAATTTTTCACCAAGTTATACAGGCATAGGTAATATGTCTTTACCTTTTCAACAAACACCATACACACCATCAACAGGAACACCACAAACAGGAATGCCACAAACAGGAATGCCTCCTGGTGGTATAGGTAATTTTATGTTTCCAGGATTCGGTGGTGGGTTTCCTAACTTCATGATGAGTTAATTTATGAAATTTGCACCATTTCCAACATTCGGCGGTAAACAAGGTATAGCAGGTATACAACCTATCCAAGTTCCACAAGTAAGAACATCATTTCCCACTGCTAGACCACCACTACGTAGAGCACCTGAGCCAACAACAAAAGAAAAAATTGCTGGACTACTGCCTTTTATACCTCGTGGTATAGCAGGCTTATTCCAAAAAGACCAGAAAACTATGACCCCTAGCGAGTATTATGAAAGTATAGGAGCTGACCCTGAAAATCTTACTAGAGAAGAAAAAGCTTTAGGTGCTGCTTATACTGCTTATGGTCCACAGAGAGATGTAGGAGGTTTTAGAGGCATGGATATAGTTGATTTAATAGCAGCTTCACAAATGGGTAGAGGTGCACCCGATTACACTAGAACAGCTATATCGTTAAGAGGAGCAGAAGATACTAGAGATGTAAATATAAATAAAGCTAGAGGAGAATTAATTGAAAAATTTTTAGAAGAAGATAAAGGAACAGCAACGTTTTTAAATCTTTTAGATACAGATGCACTACGAAATCGTGGAGTAACTATAATTAAGCCTGGATTTTACTATACCAAAGGCGACACTCCAGGACAACCATATTTAATTAGCGATGACGGAGAGCCACAATTAGCAGGAGAAAATTGGATTAGGTATATTGATGCAGATAGTGTTTCTGGAAGTGCAATGAAAGACGATGTATCAACAGAGTTTTTTAAAGATTACGACGAAATAAAAAACAAAGATATTGCTGCTACACAATTTTTAAATATTGCTGTACCCCAACTTGAAATGTTGTTCACGGCAATACAAGACCCTTCTAAATCAGGTATAACTACTACAGCAGATATTGCAAATTTTGCTAATAGTATGGGAGCTAACTTTAAACAGATTGCCTCTTTCTTTGGTCAAAAATATGGAGCAGGTCAAGATGATATATATGCTATTTTTTCTAAAGATGAAAATGGTGGTGGTTCAGATTTAACAAGAGGCACAGGTGTAAATGCTGAAAATACATTTAAAGCTTTAGAAAGATATCAAGCTAATCCAGACGACCCTGAAGCAAAAGCAGCACTAAACACAGCTTTTCAAACTTTAATGGAAACACAACCTACATATAAGAAAACTTTTATGGAGAAAGTAGGACCAACAGCTTTTCAAAATGTTGCACAACAAGCAAACTTTTTACAAATGGCTTATATGTTAGCTGCTATGAATGGTCAAACAGGAAGAACTTTATCTGATAAAGATTTAGCGTATCATTTACAAATCGTCGGTTTTGGTGCAACACAAGACGCTAATATTGCATACCATAATTTATTAAGAGTTACTGACCAAATGTTAAATGGTCTTGAATTAGAAACACGTAGACGTGTAAGTCCTAATATTATAAGACATCTTCATCGAACAAATAATCAAACAGGACTATCTTTAATAACTGACTTTTATAAACCACCCTTGATAGAAGGAACTAACGATTATGATTTTGCAAATGTAAATGCTTATGAGTTTGTTCCGTTTACAGAAAGAAGTTATAACAAAGGTATTAAGATTTTCGACCAATATACAAACTTACCCTCTAATCCTGACTATTATCAAAGAAAAACAGGAACGCCTTCGAATCCAAGTGCGATTATTGACCAAAATGTTCTAGATGATGAGATTACTAGAGATACAAATAATATAACTGATTTATACAAATAATGGTTACCGATACACAAACAACAGGAAATCAAATAACGGTAGGTGCTAAACAACTTTATAACCAAAAACGTGAAGCACTTGGTCAAGAATTAGCTGCAAAAACTTTACCTCAAAACCCAAACGTAACTTATGGAGCTATATTATCGCCTAAAGAATTAGAGGCACTAGCTTTAGTTTATAGTCCAGAGTTAAAAGCAGAAGCAGTAAATATTTATGGATTAGACAGTGTTAATAACTTAATTAATGCTGTTGATGTTAATAAAAGAATAAAACCTTATGACCGCCCACCACTCCCTTTTGAAATATCGGAATATTTTCCTGATTATGATAGAAGAATGGGAATCTATAATTCAGACGAGGCTGTTCGTATAAGAGAGCAGGAAAAACAAGGCATATTTACACCCTATAACCCATTAGACCAAAGAGAACTTGATATGAGACAACAGCCTTATTTAATAGGTTTGGCTGATGGCTCGTGGGATTCTTCTCCTGCAGCAAGAGTTCAACGTCTTGCAGCTTTAGGTTTTGATGCAACTAAACAAGCAGAATACAAATTCAGTGATGTAGAAGCAGGTCGACGTTTTGCTTTCGATAGAGCTTTAAATCCACGTATTATGACTACAGCTGATTATGAACATTTAGCTAAAAAATATGGTATGGAAGGGGCTGAATTTATGTATATGAATCCTAGTAACCCTGCTGACGGCATAGCTATCAAACCAAACCCAGAAGCTGATTGGCAAGTAATAAATAGTCCGCTTATTACAAGTGAAGATACGTTTAATTTTTTATTACAAGAATTCCCCGCACTAGCATTAGATGCAGGATTAGTTATATATGCTACAAGAAAAGGTGGACGTTTAAGAATGTCTGGACCTACTTTACGTTCTAAAGGTAAAAAAATATTAGGACTTTCTGCTTTATCGGGTGCAGGTGCTGCAGGTGGTGATTTTCTACGTATGACTTTAGGAGTGGCTTTAGGCTCACATGATAGAGATTTTGATGATATTTTCAAAGAGTCAGGAATGATTGGTGCCCTAAGTTTTGGTGGCACCGCATTAATTAGCACAGGTGCACAAGTTATACCAAAAGTTTGGGGTATGATAACAGGAAAAGACGTACCTGATACTTTTTACGAACAAATAGATGATTTGTATAAAGCCGCTAGAGCAGATGAAATAGGTGGACCTGCGGGTGGGATAAATTATGGTGTAGAAGGTGTTGCAGAACTTAATAGACAAATTGAAGAATTAGCTAGACGTATGGGAGTTGATTTAAAAAAATACAACCCAACATTATCAGGTCAAACACAAACAGTAGAAGCTGCTGATTTAGAAACTATGTTTTTAAAATACGCTGATGACCCGAAGTTACGTGAAGCTTTTATACAAATAAAACTAGGTAATGACGAAGTTATAAATAACTTAATTACTAAAGTTGCTGGGTCAACATCAGATGTAACAGCAGCAGATTTATCTAAAGGATTAAGTGGACTAGCACAAGAAAATTATGATAAAATTGTAAGAGATATGGAAGATATGATTACTGAGGTACGTGGAGCTTTACCCCAAGGAGGCACCGTAGATAGTGCTGGTAATGCTTTAATGAAAGATGTAATAGACCCTAATGCTTCTTCTCCTATGTTTCAAAGGACAACTAGTCGACTAAATCAAATGCGTAATAATTATATGACTAATGCGAATGATTTAATGGAGCAAGCTTTAGCAAATCCACTGTATCAAGATTTAGTAACTGGTGCTGGATATTTAAAAAGACCCACACAAGCTTGGATAAACTCAACACGTAAAAAATCTGAAAATCTTTTTCAAGCTTTTGGTGATAAAGACGCTAAAAATGTTCTAAAAGAATTATTAGGAACTAATGGTGGTGAGACATTAAGAAGATTAACCGCAAAAAATAAAGCAGGTAAATTTGCAGGACCTGACGAATTAGGTTTTAATTTAAGAGAATTACATGACGCTAGAGTTACTTTAAATGATTTTGCAAGTAGATATGCTGATAAATATCCGAAAGCTGCACGATTAGCAAGAGATTTAGAACGTGGGTTTGAAAGACAAATAGATGAGTTAATTAATAGTGCTGTTAGACAACAATTAACTAAAGAAGGTATAAACCCTACACCGAAAGCGGTGATGCGTAGAAGAGCAGAATCAGGTTTTGGTGAAGATTTAAGAACAGCATGGACAACACAAAAAGAAGCTATAAAAGATTCTTACTCTCAAATCATAAGAGAACTTTTAAAGAAAAATCCTGAAGATGTTGCTAGATATATTTTAAGTACAAACTCTAAAAACGCTAGCAGTAATACTAGATTAGAGCCTTTATTACGAATATTGAAAGCTGAAAACGGCGATGAATTAAGACAAATACAATTAGGAGTAGCACGGTATTTAGAAGCGGAACTTTTAGAAGATACATCTAAAAGTTCATTACAAAGAGCTACAGCTTTTAGACAGTTTGCTAGAGAAAATAAAGGCACTTTGAGAGCTATATATGGCGATGACGTGCCGATTTTTCAACCTAAAAGATTTATTGACGAAGTTATAACGCCGTTAGAAAGAATGAATGATGATTTATTGTTTTTAACAAACCGTTTCGGTGTGTCAAATTTAGGTAGACCTGACGAAAGAATGTTTAATATTGTAGAAAATATATTATCTGCGGGTAGAACACAAAAAGAGTCTGGTATTTTATTAGACGATATACAATTTTTTTCAAATATAGTAAAAAGAAATCCAGCTTTACAAGAAGGTATGGCAGATGTAACTAAAAGATATATATTACAACAAATACTCAAACCCACTGGCAGGAGAGGAGCACAATATTCTTACGACCCTTTTGCATTAGATGACCTTTTATATAAGGGATTTGGACCTGAAAACATGGTCGGTCCACAATTAACTTTTGATAATTTTATAAAACCTTTATTAGGTAAAGAAGCAGATGAATATGTTAAAAATTTAAAACTATTAAATGAGATGATGTTAAAAGAAGCAGGTCAGGCACCTACTCCCCAAGTACAAAGAAAAGTAATGGGTGATGAGTATAAACAAGGAGCTAACATAGAAGATGCAAGATTTTTACAGAGAATGTTGATAGCTCCTTTAAGTATTGTAGGTAGAAGGGTGAACGCTCTTTTACGTAATCAAGAGAGGAGGTCAAGAACACATATAGGTTATATGGTTTTAGACCAAAAATATGCAGATGCTTATAGAAAATTTTACGAGGGTAAAATAAGTTATGACCAACTTACTAATATTATGTCTTCTTATGGTATAGTCATATATCAAGATTTAGGTAGCGAAGATGAATTATATAACGAATATGAACGAGCTTTACAAATTCCAGAAGATAGAGAAGAAGTAAATTTTCCTATGATACAAGATAATAAAATTATAGATAAAGTTATTTCAGGGGGTATTTATTAATGATTTACGATGATATAGGTAGAGACGGAATATTATCATTAGCAAACGCAAGACGTGACGCTAATCTATCTCGTATGGAAGCAACAGACCAATACGAAGCTGATGTTGCAGATTTTAAAGATGCTTTAGTTTCTGAAATAGAAAATGATTTTATGTCTAGTGGTGATACTTTTAAAAACCCCTCGAATATACAATCCCCCAGTATACTGCTAGACATTCCCCAAGAAGATGTTTTTCTACCTCCTTCGTTTGATGATTATTTGTTCGATGAATTACCTATAAACGTGCCGCCTAGAGATGAACAAATATTTGTGCCACCTGTAGATAACATCTACGAAGATATTTTTACACCACCTATAGACGATTTACCCCCATTTAGACCACCTGTAGATGATTTTCCACCGTTTGAGCCACCTGTAGATATGCCGCCACCGTTTACACCACCACCGTTTACACCACCTATAGAGCCACCGTTTACACCACCTATAGAGCCACCGTTTACACCGCCTATGGACCCACCGTTTAAACCACCGTTTGATGACGGTATAATAGACCCACCGTACGACCCACCACAGGACCCACCACAGGACCCTCCGTATACACCACCTCCTCCTGTAGATGTTCCTACACCTAGGAGACGTATGTATAAACCACCAACTGATTTTAGTAGTGGCGTTCCTAGTATTCGACTTTCTCCAGGAATTAGTACAAGAACATTTGGTCAAGCTCCTGGCTATGTTACTACTCCAATTAAAAAACCTATACTTAAACCACCACAAGTGCCACCTAAAGAACCACCTAGACCAGGAGGTATGAAATTTGGTGGACCTTTAAACGCAGGTATTATGAGGTTGCCGCAAAGTCAACAAGGTGATACAATGACTACAAGAATATTTCAAAACGCTTTTAAGCCAAGGAGATAAAATTATGATGAAAGGTATAATGAGTAAACTAGACCAGTTAAGAAACATGGGTATAGAAAGTGGACCTATAGGAGGACCTAATAACCCTGAATCATATCCAGGACAAGCCAAAGAGCGAGGTAATCAAACACCTGTGCCTAGAGAATTGTTAGCAGGTATGGGTATAGAAAGCGGTCCTGTCGGTAGCCCAACTAATCCTGAATCATATCCAGGACAAGCAAGGGAACTAATGCAAGACCAAGCACCTGAAATGTTACAACAAGGAGTTGATACAGGACAAGATGCACAGATGTTAGCAGATGCAGTAGTTAAAAGGTCACAAGGTAATCCTGAAACTGCTTTACAAATATTAGACACAGCAAAAAGTATTATCATGAACATTATAAGCGGTAGCGAACGACCACGAATGATGAGCTCGGGCGGTGCTACAGATACAGATAATCTTCCTAATGAAGGTTTAAAAGCTTTAGCTGAAAGCGGTGAAAAAGGTAAAAAGGCTGTAGAATCTATGGGCTATGCTGAAGGTGGTTCTTTAAACGAATTAATGAAACAAAGATACGGTTAATTAATCCAATCTTTCCATTTTTCGTCACCTAATACTTCTTGTGCTAAGTCTAGTTTATTTCTAAGAGCTTTTACTATTTTCTCATCTACAGTTCCTTTAGCAACTAAATCAATATAAGTTACTTTATTTGTTTGACCTATACGATGAGCACGGTCTTCAGATTGTAAACGTTTTTCGAGGTCGTAATTATTGCTGTAATAAATAACATTTTTAGCTTCAGTTAATGTAATACCATAACCACCTGTTTGAGTATTACTAATAATATATTGTAATTCTGAATTAGGGTCTTGAAACCTACGTATAATTTCTTGACGTTCTTCATCAGGTGTTTCACCGTAATAAGTCGCTACACTATCTGTGCCTGTAATACCTTGTAATGTTTTAAGTATTCTTTTAATATCGTATTGATAGTTCGCCCATATAATAGTTTTACCTTGAACTTCTTGTAATACGTTTATTAATTCATCTAGCCTATTATTTTTTATTTCTACTTCGTCTCCTTGGTCGTGTTTAACAAAACCACAAACAACTTGGTGTAGTCTTAATATCTGTGTAAGAATAGATGTTACGCTAACTGTTTCATTAGATTCTAATTCTGCAACAGCATATTTAGTTAATTCTTTATATACTTTCTTTTGTTCAGGAGTAAGTTCTACTTCTCTAGTAGTGTATATTTTATCTGGTAAATCTAAGCATTCTTTTTTCAAAACTCTAAAAGAAAAACTATCTAACGATGATGTAAGTTCATCTAAGTTTTGATATCCGACAACCTGTCTAAAACTATGTGTTCCTAACTTTCTATTCATAACTTGTGCATATCTATTTTGAAAAGAATAATAAGAGCCGTAACCTAACAAATGTGTATTAAGAAATGCACATTGACTATATAAATCTAGTGGTGACCTTGTAACAGGGAAGCCTGTAAGTATTCTGCGATATTTTGTATTAACAGCGAGTTTAACTAAATTTTTAGTTCTTTGTGCTTTCGGGTTTTTAATAGTAGTAGATTCATCTACAGCAATAAGTGAATTAGAGCTAAGTATAAATTTTTCTACAAAAGTAACACCCTTCTTCGTACTAAAAGCTTCTACATTTACGATAAATATTTTAAGTTCGTAACAAGGCTCAAATAATTCTACTAAATCTTTCTTTTGTTTTTTATTAGGAGCAGGATTCCATATAGCCATTTTATATTCAACATGGTCAGGCATATGGCTTGGTATTTCTTTCTCTAACCAGTTCCTATATACTCCTTTAGGTGCTACTATAATAGCGGAGTTTATAGCTCCCTTATCATATAGTAATGCAATATTATCTATAAGGACTTTAGATTTACCTGTACCCATTTCCATAAAATATGCGTACTCGTGTTTTCTCCACGATTTTTGCAGAGCTTTTAACTGATGCTCATATGGTTTAGTTTTAAACTTATATTTAATTTCCATTTTACTTTCTAATTTCTAGTAATAATAATATAGTAAAACTAATAGAGTTTAAAGACCAAAATAATAATCTTCTAGTCCGTTTAGTAAAGCGTTTGATTTAGAAATCTATTACTCTATTAGAGATATTAGCTATTTATAAAAAATTTTTTTATAAAATAAAATATTTTTAAAATAAATAATACTAATAGCTTTACTTTGGTAAAACTCTATTATAAATTAAAAGCCTAGAAATAAGAAAGGAGAAAAAATGACAGTATATGTTGTTCAAGAAGTTCCAGGACGAAATATCGCAGGTGCTAGACAGTACGGCGACTTTGAAGTCTTGTTACCTTCTAATACACAAATCATGTTAAGCTCTGGACCTTCGGTGCGTAGGATGAAAAAACTTCTACAAGACTATAAAGAAGGAGATTACTTATTGTTGATAGGGGACCCTGCCGCTATAGGTGTGGCGTGTTCATTAGCTGCATTTTTTAATCGAGGTAAATATAGTATATTAAAATGGGATAAACAAGAAGGCTTGTATTATCCTGTAGATATAGACATACATCAGAAAGGAGAATTAGATGAGTAAACCTACATTTGAAGAACTTATTGGTAGTAGCGAACCCGACTCATGGGGGAGTAATGTTACTGATAATGAATTAAACACCGTTTCTAGTTTAGCTGAAAAACAATTACGTCTATCCGATGAAGTTGCGAGTATTGAAGAAAACTTAAAAGCTAAAAAAGAAGAATTGCGATTATGCCAAGAACAAGAGTTACCTGACGCTATGTCAGAAGCAGGACTCTCGCAGATAACTTTATCCTCTGGAGAAAAGATATCTATAAACGAGTTCTATAGTGCTCATATATCTAAGGCTAATCAGCAACAGGCATACCAATGGTTATTAGATAACGGACACGAGGGTATTATAAAGAACGAAGTATCTTTAAAGTTCGCTCGTGGAGAAAGTGCTATAGTAGATGAAACTGTTTTAGCACTTAAATCTCGTGGTCTATCACCAGAGGTTAAACAGAGTATTCATCCCTCTACATTAAAAGCTTTTGTTAAAGAGCAATTAACTACAGGGAATGATGTTCCAACCGAGCCTTTTGGTGTCTATATAGGCACTAAGGCTATCATCAAAAAGGAGTAAAACATGATTGATGAAGATAAAAATGTAGCCCCCAAAGCTACAACAAACGTAGTCGCTTTCGATGATACTTTATTATCAGAAGGGACTGGTCTAGAAGAAACTACGGTAGAGGATTTTGCAATTCCTTTTATCAGAGTTTTACAACCCATGTCTCCACAGCTTAATAAAGCAAGTGGTAACTATGTAGAGGGTGCGAGTGCAGGAGACCTTTATAACACTGTAACAAATAGTGTTTATGA